ATCAGCATTTCGCGATGGCAGCTTAATCTCGATTCTCTTCTGGCAAGTCTGCTGGAGGAAGACAGCGGGCATAAAAATCACAAAACCCTGGCGGATTACGCCCGGGCATTATCCGGAGAAGAATAATGGCGATACAGGCTGACCTGGAGGCAGCACGCGCTGCATTACATGACCTCATGATGGGTAAACGGGTGGCAACGGTACAGAAAGATGGTCGAAGGGTGGAATTTACAGCTACCTCAGTCAGCGAGCTGAGAAAATACATAGCTGACCTTGAATCTCAGGTTGGCTCCACTTCACGGCGCCGGGGACCGGCAGGGTTTTATGTATGAAATTACCAGCTTTAGTGGGGCCGGACGGTAGAACATCCCTGCGCGAATATGCCGGGTATCACGGCGGTGGCGGCGGCTTTGGCGGCCAGTTGCGATCCTGGAATCCACCGAATGAAAGCGCGGATGCGGCGCTCCTGCCTAATTTCTCACGTGGAAATGCCCGTGCTGACGATCTTGTACGAAATAACGGCTACGCAGCAAACGCCGTGCAACTTCACCAGGATCACATAGTCGGATCATTTTTCAGACTGAGTTACTGCCCGAGCTGGCGTTATCTCGGCATTAAAGAAGAGGAGAGCCGCGCGTTTGCCAGGGAGGTGGAAGCCGCCTGGTATGAGTATGCTGAAGATGACTTTTGCGGGATTGATGCCGAGCGCAAGCGAACGTTTACGATGATGATCCGTGAGGGGGTCGCGACGCATGCATTCAACGGTGAGTTGTGCGTGCAGCCCACCTGGGACAGTGATTCAACGCGGCTTTTCCGCACGCAATTCAAAATGGTCAGCCCGAAGCGCGTGAGCAACCCGAATAACATGGGGGACACCCGGAACTGCCGTGCCGGTGTCACCATAAACGATGCTGGTGCAGCGCTGGGTTATTACGTAAGTGAGGACGGTTACCCGGGCTGGATGGCACAGAAATGGACGTATATTCCCCGCGAACTGCCCGGGGGCAGACCATCGTTTATCCATGTGTTCGAGCCGCTCGAAGACGGGCAAACCCGCGGCGCTAACGTGTTTTACAGCGTGATGGAGCAGATGAAGATGCTCGACACCCTGCAAAACACGCAGCTGCAGAGCGCGATCGTGAAAGCGATGTATGCAGCCACCATCGAAAGCGAACTGGATACGCAGACGGCAATGGACTTTATCCTCGGCTCTGACAGTAAAGACCAGCAAAGCAAAATGACAGGGTGGCTCGGTGAGATGGCATCGTATTACACCGCGGCGCCGGTTCGGCTCGGTGGTACCAAAGTCCCCCACCTGATGCCTGGTGATTCACTGAATCTACAGTCAGCGCAGGATACGGATAACGGTTTTTCAACCTTTGAGCAGTCACTGCTGCGCTATATCGCCGCCGGGCTGGGGGTCTCATACGAGCAGCTCTCGCGTAACTATTCCCAGATGAGTTACTCCACCGCACGCGCCAGCGCCAATGAATCCTGGGCGTTCTTTATGGGTCGACGCAAGTTCGTCGCAGCCCGGCAGGCCTGTCAGATGTTTGTCTGCTGCCTGGAAGAGGCGATTGCGCGCCGGGTTGTCACGCTCCCATCCAAAGCCAGGTTCAGCTTCCATGAAGCGAGAACCTCATGGGGCAACGCAAACTGGATCGGTTCGGGGCGTATGGCTATTGATGGCCTGAAGGAGGTGCAGGAGGCTGTAATGCTGATCGAGGCCGGTCTCAGTACATATGAGAAGGAGTGCGCCAAACGCGGGGATGACTATCAGGAAATATTTTCTCAGCAGGTACGTGAAACTATGGAGCGCCGGAGCGCGGGCCTTAAACCCCCGGCCTGGGCGGCAGCCGCTTTTGAATCCGGGCTGAAAAAATCAAACGAGGAGGATAAAGATGATGCCAGAGCTGCGTAATCTCCCGCATATTGCCAGCATGGCCTTTAATGAGCCGCTGATGCTTGAACCCGCCTATGCGCGGGTTTTCTTTTGCGCACTGGCAGGTCAGCTGGGGATCACCCGACTGACGGATACGGTGTCGGGCGCAACGCTCGGTGCCGGGCAGATTGCCGAACCGCTGGCGCTCTTTGGTGATGATGAGGAGATGGGACCCCGGCCGTCGCGTAGTTACCAGATAACGAACGGCATCGCGGTGCTGCCTGTTTCCGGCACGCTGGTCAGTAAAACCCGTTCGCTGCAGCCTTATTCCGGCATGACGGGATACAACGGGATCATTGCCCGCCTGCAGCAGGCCATGAGCGATCCTGGCGTCGACGGCATTCTCCTCGATATGGATACGCCTGGCGGGATGGTGTCCGGGGCATTCGACTGTGCCGACATTATTGCACGGATGCGCGATATCAAGCCCATCTGGGCGCTGGCAAACGATATGAACTGCAGCGCCGGGCAGCTTATCGCCAGCGCCGCTTCCCGCCGTCTGGTCACCCAGACCGCGCGTACGGGCTCAATCGGCGTGATGATGGCGCACAGCAACTACGGCGCCGCCCTGAAAACGCAGGGCGTCGAGGTGACCCTGATTTACAGCGGCGATCACAAGGTTGATGGCAACCCTTACGAAAAACTACCGAAAGACGTTCGCGATGATTTTCAGACGCGGATCGACGCCACGCGCCGGATGTTTGCCGAAAAGGTTGCTGCTTATACCGGCATGTCCGTGCAGGCCGTGCTGGATACCGAAGCGGCTGTATTTTCCGGTCAGGAATCGGTGGATGCCGGCCTGGCTGAAGAGCTGGTCAATAACACTGACGCGCTGAACGTAATGCGCGAGTCACTTAACAAACGAAAAACAATCTCCCCTGGAGGAAATATGGAAAAAGTAACCACCGTATCAGCTGCGGATGCAATTCAGGCCACCGCGCCAGCAGAACAGACAAATACTGTCGAATCCGCTGCTGCAGTTGTTGCTTCACCGGCAGAGGTCAGTGCCCGGGTCGCCGCAGCGGTGAGTGCCGAAAATGGCCGAATTATGGGGATCCTGAACTGCGAAGAGGCAAAAGGACGTGAGTCACAGGCGCGTGCACTGGCCGAAACGCCGGGTATGACGGTCGAAAGCGCACAGCGCATTCTGGCCGCTGCACCGCAAAGTGCCCAGGTGCGTTCCGATACGGCACTGGATCGCCTGATGGAAACAGCGCCTGGTGCGTTGTCGTCAGGTAATGCATCTGCAGAAGCAGGTGAAGATTTGTTAAACACCCCCGTTTAAGAGGCTCTTATGGCAACGACTGAAGTTTTTACCCATCTACAGCCGCTCGGCAACAGTGACCCGGCACATACTGCATATGCAACCGGTGAACTGACAGCATCCACCCCGGCAATGACCCCGCTCATGCTCGATGCTACATCCGGCAAGCTAACCGTCTGGGACGGCGAGCATGCAGGTGCAGCAACCGGCATTCTGGCGGTTACTGCTGACCAGGACAGTGCAGAACTGGCATTTTATAAATCCGGCTCATTCCGCATCGAGGATGTGCTGTGGCCATCTGCCGTTACCGACGAAAATATCAAGCGTAACGCGTTCGCCGGCACGGCCGTCAGCATCATCTGAATCCTTTCTTATCACTCACTTTCATCCATAAAAGCCGCCTGTGCGGCTTTTTTTACGGGAAAAATCTATGTCGATTTATACTACTGCCCAGCTGCTGGCGGTCAATGAGAAGAAATTTAAGTTCGATCCGCTTTTCCTTCGCATCTTCTTCCGCGAAAGCTATCCCTTCAGCACTGAAAAAGTGTACCTGTCGCAAATCCCGGGCCTGGTGAACATGGCACTCTATGTCTCGCCTGTTATTTCCGGCAAGGTCATCCGCTCGCGCGGTGGCACAACCTCAGAATTTACGCCTGGATATGTCAAACCCAAGCACGAAGTAAACCCGCAGATGACCCTGCGTCGCCTGCCGGATGAAGATCCACAGAACCTGGCTGATCCTGCTTATCGCCGCCGCCGCATCATTCTGCAGAACATGAAAGATGAAGAGCTGGCGATTGCGCAGGTAGAAGAAATGCAGGCCGTATCCGCTGTGCTCAGCGGTAAATATACGATGACCGGGGAGGCATTCGAGCCGGTGGAGGTGGATATGCAGCGCAGCGCCAGAAACAACATTGTTCAGGCGGGTGCTGCGGCGTGGTCCAGCCGGGACAAAGAAACCTATGATCCGACCGATGACATCGAGACGTATGCGGTGAATGCCAGTGGCGTGGTCAACATCATCGTGTTCGATCCAAAGGGCTGGTCACTGTTCCGCTCCTTTAAGGCCGTCAAGGACAAGCTGGATACCCGCCGCGGCTCTAACTCCGAGCTGGAAACCGCACTCAAGGATCTCGGTCAGGCTGTTTCCTACAAGGGTATGTACGGCGATGTGGCAATCGTCGTGTATGCCGGACAGTACGTTGAAGGCGGTGTGCAGAAGAATTACCTGCCGGATAACACCATGGTACTGGGCAACACACAGGCGCGCGGTCTGCGGACCTATGGCTGTATCCAGGATGTGGACGCGCAACGCGAGGGCATAAACGCGTCCGCACGCTATCCGAAAAACTGGGTTCAGTCCGGTGACCCGGCACGTGAATTCACCATGATCCAGTCCGCTCCGCTGATGCTGCTGGCAGACGCGGACGAGTTTGTGTCCGTCAAACTCGCGTAACTTCCACCCGGTGGCCCTTCGGGGCCAATTTTTCGGAGTAGCTTCCATGACTGAAAAAGAAACACTCATCGCCCGGCTGAAAGAGCTGGGCAAAATGCTTGGCCGTGACGTGAATACCAGCGGCACCATCCAGGAGCTGTCGATGCGTATTGCTGAGCTTGAAGAGGAGCTGGATGGAGATGCCGGTTCGGTTGACGGTGAAAATGGAGAGGAGAATGCTTCCGGCAGCACCGACGGTGATATTGCTGACGCGGCGAAAGAAAAAACGACAGCGACCACAACAGATGACCGGGTAACAGTAGAAACGCTGGCAACCCTGCATATTGACGCGCTACATGCCACGCGTAATGAACCGGTCTCCATCGCTGAGCCCGGTGTGATCATTCGCGTATCCGAACAGGATGCAGACGAGCTGATCGCAAAGGGGCTGGCCAGAGAAGTCTGAAGGGGACCGCATGGCTGATTTCGATAATCTCTTTGACGAGGCCATGTCGCGAGCGGATGGCGCTATCCGCAGTGTGATGGGCGCAGAGGCAAAGGTGATGTCAGGCGCTTTGTCAGGTGTCACCCTGATGGGCGTTTTCGATGATCCGGAGAATATTGGTTATGCCGGTGTGGGGATTCGGGTTGAAGGTACCAGTCCGACCCTGTTTGTGGAAACCGCCACTGTTCAGCAGCTGGAACGCATGGACACCCTGATGATTAACGAGCGGGCTTTCTGGGTAGAGCGAATTGGCCCTGACGATTGTGGATCCTGTCATATCTGGCTGGGTAACGGGAGCCCGCCCGCCGGTACCCGCCGTCGTTAAGGAGGCTGCATGTCCATTAAAGGTCTTGAGCAGGCGATAGAGAATCTCAACAGCATCAGCAAAACGGCTGTCCCGCGTGCGTCGGCACAGGCCGTTAACCGCGTGGCAAACCGGGCCGTCAGCCGCAGCGTGGCAGTCGTGTCGAAAGATACCCGCGTACCGCGAAAACTGGTAAAGCAACGCGCCAGGCTGAGACGTGCGACTATTAATAAACCCCGCGCGCTTATCCGTGTAAACCGTGGCAATTTACCGGCCATAAAACTGGGTACCGCCAGCGTGCGCTTCTCCCGCAGAAAACGGGATAAGAAAGGGGCCAACAGCGTTCTGCGCATTGGGCCGTTCCGTTTCCCGGGCGGATTCATTCAGCAGCTTAAAAACGGTCGCTGGCACGTCATGAGGCGAACAGCAAAGCCTCGTTATCCGATCGAAGTGGTCAGCATTCCTCTGGCAGCCCCTTTAACCACGGCATTTAAAGCTGAGCTGCCGAAGCTCATGGACTCGGATATGCCCAAAGAGCTCCGGGCATCCCTTACAAACCAACTCAGGTTGATTCTGACAAAATGAAACACAGTGATATCCGACAGTTGATTCTTGACGCGCTGGAAAGCGCGATGGGTACTGACGCCATTTATTTTGACGGCAGGCCAGCAGTGCTCGAAGAGGGAGATTTCCCGGCCGTCGCCGTTTATCTCACTGACGCGGAGTATACCGGGGAAGAACTGGATGCCGATGTCTGGCAGGCCACTCTTCATGTAGAAGTCTTTCTTCCTGCCCAGGTGCCTGATTCGGAGCTGGATGAATGGATGGAAGCGCGTGTTTACCCGGTTCTGGCGGAGATCCCGGGGCTTGCGTCCCTTATCACCAACATGGTGCAGCAGGGCTATGACTACCAGCGCGATGATGATATCGGACTCTGGAGTTCAGCCGATCTGAAATATTCCATCACCTACGAAATGTGAGGACGTTATGACCACACCTAACCCGCTGGCACCGACGAAAGGGGCCGGCACCACCCTCTGGATTTACACCGGAAGCGGCGATCCCTACGCCAGTCCCCTTTCGGATGTTAACTGGCTGCGTCTGGCAAAGATCAAGGATCTGCAGCCAGGCGAACTCACCGCCGAGTCAGAGGACGACACCTATATCGATGACGACAACGCCGACTGGGCTTCATCCATGCAGGGTCAGAAATCAGCAGGCGACACGAGTTTTACTCTGGCATGGCTGCCGGGTGAAAGCGGTCAGCAGGACCTGGTAAACTGGTTCGATGACGGCACGGTTAAAGGATACAAAATCAAGTACCCGAATGGCGCCGTCGATGTCTTTAAAGGCTGGGTGAGCAGCCTTGGGAAGACCGTTTCGGCTAAAGAAGTGATGACCCGAACGGCAAAGATCACCAATAACGGCAAACCCTCTCTGGCAGAAGACAGCGGCGCCGCGGTGATTGGCGTGACGGGTATCAGCCTGGATAAATCCACTGTAGCGGTCGGTGTCGGTGCAACCACGCAACTTGCAGTGACGGTCCTGCCAGCCAGCGCTTCAGATAAATCCTTCCGCGTAGCCAGCAATGATCCTTCAAAAGCAACGGTCAGCGTCAGCGGTAATACCCTTACCATCACCGGCGTGGCGGCGGGCACCGTTGAAATTATTGTCATGACCAGTAGCGGTAACTTTGTGGCGATCTGCAAGGTCACCGTTTCCTGATAACCGGGGCGCGAGCCCCGTTCCGCGGAGTAAATATGTTTCTTAAAACTGAACTGCTCGAGCATAACGGCAGCAG